CCAACTCAGTGATAGTTTTCAGTGCGTTAGATTTGAAACCTCTATGAGTATCCTCACTTCGGAATAAAAATTTCAGATTTGTAATCCAATCTGACATTTCTTTTGTTCCTTCTACTGTAAGAATACAGTATCCATCTATGCTTTTATCGATGGTGAAATCTTTTGGATCAGCATATACATCAACACAGTTCTTGACTGCTTTTAAAATAACTTCTTTAGGTAACTTAGTGTTGATGAGGTAACTCATCTTACATCTCCGAGTGTGTTAACTTTAATATGTGGTGCGTGGTTTAACAAATCCTTCTCCATCTTCACCTTCTATTTTTGTTTCCAATGCTTCAACTCTTTCCGCTAAGGTAGTGGAAGGTTCTCCCCAAGTCATTTCTCTGGAAGGTTCAGACCAATCAGGTTCTTGTGTAGGTGGTAGAGGAGGAGCAACTACAAACTCTTCTTTTTTAGGTTCTTCTTTTTTCTCATCTTCTTCATCTCCACCCTTCTTCATTGTGTTAATACCAAAGGTAGCAGCAGAGGCAGTGAAGACAGTCGCAATAAATGTGGGATCCATTTTAGCAAACATACCAGCATAACTTGCGGTAAGTAGTGCTGCACTCCAACTCAAAATCACAACACGAATCAATTGTCCCATAGCGTTTTCCTTTTTAGTAGCCATTTTTCTTTGTGTGATAGGTTAACCTTTTTTCCAAGTATCACCTTCTGCTTTTCTTCTACGAGCAAGTCCTGCTTCTACATTTGAACCAGGATTACGATAGAGGTATAAAGCATCTGGAACTTTGTCCCATTCTTTATTTTTCAGTGTGCGAGTAATGGTGTTAAAGTTATCGCCACCATAGAAACCAGCACCAAGATTATAAGCAAAAGAAAGTAATGCACCTCTTTTACCATCAGACATTTCATTCCAGTGTGGAATTTTACGAAGTGCTGGAAGAAACTGATTCTTACACTGACTAATCAGTAGTTCATCTGCTTCTTGTTGTGTGATTTGATCATCAAGTTGGAATGGTCCACCATCCTTCTTACGAGTAGAACCCCAACCTATTGTGATTGGCAGACCACCAGAAAGAGGATCTGGATATGCTTTAAGATGACATCCTTCAAATTCCTTGATTAATTTGATGCCCGTCATAGGCATATCATCACCACTTGTTTGAGATTGGACAGCACCCAATGAAGATGCTGTCCCTTCTACTTTCCCAGTGGTTTTCCACAATGAGGACACACACTTCCAGAAGGTGTATCAACAACAGGAGTAGATTTCTTACTTCTGTAAATCTCCGCCCAATCAGTATTATCTTCCAGATACTTGACTGGTAGATTATCCTCTAACCATTGAACTGCCTTGACGTGATTAGGATTCTTCTCGTCATAGAACTTGAAGAAGTTGTGTAAATCAATTCTTGCCATTGTTGTCTCCAAAATATTGGTTAAAAAGTTTGGAAGATTCTACGTGTCTTCCTTGATTAGTTAATCTTTTTACTTCTTCTAGAATTTTCTTTTTAAACTCAGTCGAAGATTCTACCCCATCCATCATTACCTCCTGGACACCAACGGTGCTTAAGAACTGCTTTAGTGTAAATGGTCTTCTTACCATTTGTTACAGGACCAGTATAGTTGTCATTGAGAGAACCATAAGGATCATTGATATAATATCCTTTACCATCTGGTGTCTTACCAATCACAACACACATGTGCCCGCCAGTAGGTGAAGATAAAGAACCCCTATGAAGAATACCAATAACAACGGGTTTCCCAGCATCAAGACTCTTATCAATGTCAGCAAAAGAAAGATTGTAACTAAAGTGTGACTGAACTCCATAACCCGCCAGAACTTTTGTCTGTACGGAATGGTCAGTCGTGTCGCCAATGGCAAATACTTTCTTAACATACTCGTCATCACCTTTGATACTTCCTGGTTTGAGGAAAGCAAGACACATAGCACAAGCAGAACTATTACAAGTTCTATGTGCGTCTCTATAATTATCTACTTGATTGAAATAAGGAACTGCTAATACTGCTGGTTGTGGTGGTTTGGTTCTAAACATACCAATCCAATCTGATTCAGCATCATCCAAATATTCAGCAGGTAGATTATCCTCTAACCATTGAACTGCTGCTACGTGGTTTGAATTACCATCATCATAAAATTTAAAAAAGTTATGAAGATCTAACGTCATTATACCTCTATACTGATGCTGAAGTATTTATAAAATAACTAATTAATCTTCAATAAAGTTATTACCGTGCATACTCATTAATCTTATCAAGTACCATATTCAGGTATTCATCTGCAAGTGACTTTGGGTCTGAAGTATATCCAATATGTTCATTTTGAAGTTTATCCTTCAACTTCAGTACTTGATACTCCATTTCATCCCTGGTCAATTGTCCTCTGGGCATATAAAAAATCCTACTCTCCATATTTAGAGAGTAGGATTAATATTATTATTTTTTATTTGAGAGTTTCAATACATTTAATAGTATTGCTGAGATGAATAATCCACAGAATATTGCAATAATATCAGAAGTCAAAACACTCCGGGAAGAATCTGTCCAGTCGTCAAGTAAGTGCCTACAGCAATTACAAAGCCTAACATAGCAAGTCTTCCGTTTAAAATTTCTGCTTCGGGGGTAAATCCAAATTTCATTTTGTTTCTCCTTAGTAAGTATCGGAAAGTTGATTGATAGAGTGTGCAAGAAGCACAAGGAAAGCAATACTCGTTACAGTAAAAATAAGTTCAGTCATCAGATTACACCAAAGAAGAGGTGTCCTGTGAATGCATAAGAGACAACTGCAGCAACAAATCCTAACATAGCAAATCTTGAATTTGCTTTTTCTGCCCTTTCGGCATAAGTCTCAAGTGCATAACGCTCTGCATCAGTTGGAGACACATACATTTCAGGTTCCTTTGCGAACAGGTTTTGTTGCCCGTGCTCATTAGTCGTAACGGTCATCGTAGTTGTATTAAGAACTATGTCATTATATAGGAAATCAAAAGAAAAGTCAAGGAGGAAACCCAACCTTGACTTAATTTGTTAGGTTTTACTGACTTATCAGAATGTGAACTTCGTCTGAATCACGCCGCCCCACTTGTTGGAATCTTGATAACGCTGATTGCTATCAACATAAAATAGTGCAGGAGTAATGCTGATGTTATCGGTGACTTGGAACTTATAGAAGAACTCAAGCATCGTAGCATCACTTACACCAGCAGTTTCTGCAGAAGGTGCTTGTCCGACGGCAATACCAGCGGCATTACCAGCAACAAAAGCATCATTCCACTGAAGACCAACGAACCACGAATCAGAGTCCGTAGCATCGGTAGCACCACTCACACCATTATAACTATAACCAGCACTGACGGAAGGAACCCAACCAGATTCAGAAGGCTGCCAGTATGCGTTAAGAGCAATAGCATTAGACTCTTGACCATCTACAAGAGCACCAGAGGCACCTAGGAGACCGTTATAAGCACGAGGACGGGTGCCCTCAGTACCATAACGATAACCCACACCAACACCCCACTGAGGGGCACGATATCCCACTTGAGCAAGGAAGTTCAGGGCACCATCAGAATCAAATACACCAGTTTCACTGTCGTCACCGTTTTGGGCAACATAGTTTAGACCAGCAACGATTCCGTTCTTGCCGACATACTGAGCACCGACACCAGCACCAGTTGCCTTGTTATAGACACCAGGAGCACCAGCAACCGCAAAGAAGTCAAGGATTTCCGACTTATAAGCAGAAGGAACCCATGCCATCTCAGTGTTACGAACCAGAGGACCAGCAGTAAGAGTTACACTCTTACTTACGGGGAACTGATAGTAAAGACGGTCAATATTTACAGAGTTATCTGTAGATTCTGCTTTATCAAGTTTGAACAAAGAAGAACTAGAACCAAAAGGATCACTACTGAAGTTACCAGAACGAAGACGAGTACGAAGCAAATCCTTACCCGTGAATGAAGTATCAAAGTTCAGACGGAGATCATAGTTAAATGTGGTGTTGCCAACGTTTCCACCATCATTTGTTTCTAGACCAGGAACTCCACCAAGAACGAAGGTTG